ATAAAAGCTAGTACAACTTCATGGAAAGACGAATATTTAGTCGTAATTTTTGGATTAGTTTTCGTAGCAAATTTCGTACCACATTTACAAGATTATATGGAAAGAGGTTGGGCTATTCTTAATCAAGCAGACCCACTCTTTTGGTATGCAATGTTAGCTTTAATATCAGGAAGTTTTGGAATGAATTTAACCAACAAACTAAAAGGAAAAAAATAATGTCACTCTACAGGAACATCAACAGACGCAAAAAGCTCGGAATCTCTAGAAAAAAGAAAGACTCAACAATTTCTAAAAAGAATTACGAAAATATGAAAAAAGGTTTTCCAAAGAAAGCCTAAATGGCTAAGAAGAAAAATAATCTTCTTAATACAGACACCCACGAAACAAGAGCCAAATTTAAAAAAACAAGCATTGGTAGACGACCTAGTAGTGCAATGATGAATAAGAAAAAAACTTTTAAAAAATATGTCGGACAAGGAAAATAAACCTTTAAACAAAATTATTAGAGATAATACAGGTAGTAAAAAGTTTAAGGTTTTTGTTAAAGATAAATCTACAGGTAATATAAAGACTGTAAGATTTGGCGACCCTAATATGAAAATTAAGAGAAACTCTACATCAAACAGAGAGAGTTTTATGGCACGTCATGGTGCTACACTTAAAAAAGTCAAAGGACAGAAAAATTTATCACCTGTCTATTGGGCTATTAGGAGTTGGAAACTTGGAACTAAAATCTCCTAAGTGTAAAAAATGTTTTCACGACTGCCATTGTAAAGAAGAATTACATTCAGATGAATATGGTCTTTGCACTTGTGATGAATGTAAATGTAAAAAGAAATTTTCTAATAAAGATTTTTGGAAAGTAATGTCATCAAGATTTAATAAATAGTACCATCTCTCATAAGAGAGGTGCTAACCAAATTCAAAAAAGATTGCCAGTTACGACTGATAACCTTCTGACTATGAAAAGTAGTTTGTTTTAACACTAACCAAACATATTTAAGGAGAAAAATAATATGTCAAATGCAACAATATCAAGCATTGGTCAGGTAAACTCAGCAGGAACAGCCGACGCATTATTCCTCAAGGTCTTCAGTAATGAGGTGCTAACTCAGTTCATTAGAGAAAATCAAATGTTAGGAATGTCGACTGTTAGAACTTTAGGTCAAGGAGCTAAGTCTTCTGCCTTTCCTGTTACAGGTTTTGTGAACGCTTCGTATCACACAGCAGGTAATGAGATAACTGGTCAAGCTATTAAACATAACGAAAAAGTAATCTCACTAGACGATATGCTACTTGCAGATGTCTTCGTTGCGGAAGTCGAAGAACTTAAGAGTGCGTATGATGTGAGAGCAGAGTACAGCAGACAAATGGGTTCTGCACTTGCGAACAAGGTAGATAAACACTTATTATCTTTAGCTATCTTAGCTTCTAGAGTGACTACACCTAATGTTACTGGTGGAAATGTAGGTGCTGAAATTACAGATGCCGACTGCCACACTAACGCTACATCATTAATCGACAGCGTATTTGAAGCAATTCAAAAACTTGACGAAAATAATGTACCTAGTGAAGGTAGAGTTTGTATCGTAAGACCAGACCAATACTACCAATTAGCTAACGTAGATAAACTTGTAAACAGAGACTTCTCTAGAGACAATGGTGACTTCGGTAAAGGAACTGTTCTTTCTATAGGTGGTGTGCCGATTGTAAAATCAAACACAGCACAAGAAGTATTTGCTACAGACTTATCTGCTTCAATTTCTGGTACTAACAACACTTACAATGGTAACTTCACGCATACTTTTGCGGTTGTTATGCACAATAGTGCCATAGGTAGCATAAAGAGAAAGGATTTAGTTATGGAGTCAACTTACGACCCTAGAAGAATAGGAACTTTGATGACTGCAAGAATGTTAATGGGAAGCAATATTCTGAGACCAGAATCTTGTGTTTCAATCAAGAAAGCATAATAACTAACAATCATAGGCGGAGAGTTAACACAGACAATCTCCGCCTGTGTTTTAAAATAATATGACAACACAAACAAGAACAACAGAACTAGAAGCTGTTAATACAATTCTTTCTACTATTGGAGAAGCACCATTAAATACATTAACTGGTTCTTTACCTGTAGATGGAACAATAGCTAAAAATGTTTTGTCTGAAGTTGCTAGAGAAGTTCAATCACAAGGTTGGCATTTTAATACTCATAACAAAGTAACTTTAACAAGAAATACAGATAACAAAATTCCTCTACCTAACAATGCTGTTAGAGTAGAATTAGACCCAATTAAATATACAAAGTACAGTTACGATATAGTTCAAAGAGATAACTTACTTTATAATTTAGCAAAGAATGAAGAAACTTTTGATACAGACTTTGATGATGTAACAATAGTTTACTTATTAAAATTTGATGAAATACCTGAACAAGCAAAAAGATATATTACAATAAGAAGTGCAAGAATATTTCACGATAGAACTTTAGGTGCAAATACTATTCACAAATTTTCACAAGAAGATGAAGCAAAAGCATTAAGTATTTTAAAACAGGCTGAAAGTCTTACTGGTGATTATTCTATATTTGATACACCTGAACAAGCATACACAATTAAAAGAGGTTATTAATGGCTTTAGTTAGTCGAACTATACCTAATTTAGTACAAGGTGTTTCTCAACAACCAGAAGTATTAAGATTAAATTCACAAGCAGGTGAACAAGTTAATGGTTTTTCTTCAGTCGTAGAAGGATTGAAAAAAAGACCACCAACTGAATATGTAGCAAAGCTATCTAATAGTGCATTAAACAATGCTTATATTCATACAATTAATAGAGATGCTAATGAACGATACAATGTGGTTATTACTAATGGCAGTATTGCTGTGTATACTATTGGGGGAGTTTCTAAGACAGTTGTAAACGCTACTAACGCTACCAATTATTTAACAAGTTCAAATCCAAAGTCTGACTTTGTTTGTATGACTGTTGCTGATTTTACTTTTATTGTTAATAAACAAAAAGTCACACAAATGGCTACAACTCAAAGTACTGCTAAAGTAGAACAAGCAATTTATTCAGTATTACAAGGTGTAAACAACACCAAATATTCAATAACTATTGATGGTACTACATTTAATTTTACCTCTAGTAACACAAAAACAGACGAAATTAGAAATGGCCTTAAATCAGCTTGTGGTTCTATTGCAAATATAACTTTTGCAGACGTAGGTAATTCAAGTTTTTCAATAGTCAAATCTACTGGAACTCTTACAGTATCAGCGTCAGATGGTTTTGGTGATGATGCTTCACAAGTAGTTAAAGATAAAGTTACAAACTTTTCTGATTTACCTGTACCTGCAATTAATAATCAAGTTGTTCAAGTTACTGGAGATAGTGATAATGGCTTTGATGATTATTATGTAAAATTTATTGGTGCTGACCAACTATGGCAAGAAACAATCGCACCTAGTCAATTTACATCATTTGACGTTTCAACAATGCCCCATGTTTTAATTCGTACTACTGATGGAAATTTTAGATTTTCACAAGTTGATGGTTCTAATTATAGTATTCATATAGGTGGTGGTCAGCTTGTATCACAAAGTGTACCTGCATGGGGAGATAGAATTTGTGGAGACTTAAATAGTGTACCTGACCCAACATTTATAGGAAGAAAATTAAACGACATATTTTTTCATAGAAATAGATTGGGATTTCTAGCAGATGAAAATGTTGTTATGTCAAGAAGTGGAGAGTACTATGAGTTCTTTCCTGAAACTATTACACAAACTCTTGATACAGACCCCATTGATGTAGCGAGTACACACACAAAAGTCTCAATCCTTAGACACGCTATAAGTTTTGATGAAGAACTACTTTTATTTTCAGACCAGTCACAATTTATATTAAGTGGTGGTGCAACATTAACTTCGGAGAATATATCAATTAATGTCACAACAGAATTTGAAACAGACAAAAACATTAAACCAGTTGGAGCAGGAAGTAACGTCTACTTCGGTTTTAATAAAGGAAATTTCACAGGCGTTAGGGAACTTTTCATTGCGTCTGACACAGATACAAAACAAGCTGACGATATTACAGCGAATGTGCCTAAGTATATTCCTGCTAATGTTTTTAAACTTACTTCTGCTACTAACGAAAATATTCTTATAGCTTTAAGTTCAGATGAACCTAATGCTATGTATGTTTATCAATATTATTTAAGTCAAAATAGAAGACTACAAAGTGCATGGAGTAAATGGACTTTAGGTAGTTCTACTACTGATAATATTTTAAATATAGATTTTATTGAAAATGAATTATTTATAATTAACCAAAGAAGCGATGGTGTTTACTTAGAAAAAATGGATATATCACCTGCACTTACAGATACAGGTGAAAGTTATTTAACACACTTAGATAGAAAACTTAATAATACACAGATTACTGAAAATTATAACGCAGGAACTAATCAAACTACAATTACACTTCCATACACTAAAAATAATACAATAAAGGTTGTAGGAAGAAGTGGTGCATCAAATAAAGCAGGACAAGAAATATCAACTGTATCTCAATCTGGTACATCTATTGTTGTTTCAGGCGATATTACAGCACAGAATTACTTTATAGGTGAGCAATATGAGTTTTTATTTCAGTTTTCACAACAGTTTATACAAGTAGCAGATACAGCAGGTTCTAAAATTTCAGTAAAAGAAGGAAGATTACAAATTAGAAACTGGAATGTTTCTTTTAATGATACTGGGTTTTTTACTACTGAAGTAATCCCAGTAGGAAGAAATACTTCTACTACTACATTTACAGGAACTATTACAGGAACAGGATTACTAGGTACAGTTAACCTTGAAGATGGAGATTATACTTTTGCAGTTCAGTCTGAAAATGACAAACTTACAATTAAATTAAAAAACGATAGTCATTTACCATCAAATTTTATCAACGCAAGTTGGCAAGGTTATTATGTTACCGCTTCCTCAAGAGTTTAATGGTATTAGAAAAACTATATTTGAGGATATAGATTTTTTAGCACCAAGATTAAGATTTGAAGATAAAAGAGAAATATTAGACAGCACAGGTCTTAATCCATATCAAGCACTAGCAGAATGTTTTAATTATTCTGAAATATGTTTAACAATAGTTGATACAAAAAATATACCTGTAGGTATCTTTGGTGTCTCAGAAGATGGTGCTATTTGGTTATTAGCTACACCAGATATAAATAGAATACGCTTCTCTTTTTTAAGAGAGAGTAGAAAAATAGTTAATCTTTTAAATCACAAATACAAATTACTTTGGAACTTCGTAGATTGTAGAAACGAATTACATTTACGATGGTTGAAATGGTGTGGGTTTAAATTTTTACGAAAAACAAATTATGGAGTTAATCAAAAACCTTTTTATGAGTTTATAAAATTATGTGCGTACCACCACAAATAGCCTTAACTGCCTTAAGTGCAGGGTCATCTTTCTTACAATATAGACAACAGAAACAAGAACAAAAAAATATACAAGCTAGGCAGATAAGACAAAATGAATTAGCAAAGAAAAATGCACTCCAAAGATATGCTTCCGAACAATTAAAGATTAGACAAGTAGCAAAGCAATCAAGTCAAAAAGGTTTTGAAGCTACATTAAAAGGAAGAAAAGCTAGAGCAGAATTTAGAGCAAGTGCAAGTGGTTCAGGCGTAGCAATGACAGGTTCTACTAATGCTTTACTAGCAGATTTTTATAGAACTGAAGGAAACTACAAAGCGTCTCTTGCTAGAAATATGGATATTAATATTTCACAATTTGAAAGAAACATGAAAGCTATTCAGTTTGGCCAAGAGTCACAATCAACTTATGTTCAAGCACCTAATCCTGCAATGTTATTTGCTTCAGCAGTAGGTAATGTTGCTAACACTTATTATGGTATGGAATTTCAAAAAGAACAGTCTGGTCTTTTAACTAATCAACAGAAAAAGAATTACACAATCGCATAATGGCTAGAAAAAGAACTACATTAGACCTACAGGCAGAATTACCTGAAGTAAGGTCTACAGATTTCAACTTATTTTATAGACCTGAACAAGCACCTCTAGATAAATCAGTAGATATATTTACTAGGTCTATAGATAACTTTGTAAATGGTGCAGGTTCATCAATGGTTTTATCTGCTGAAAAGAAAGAAAAAGAGTTAAATGAAGCAGAAGCCATAGAGCAATTTAATAAGAATAGATTAGGTTTTAATGATGCTGTTAAAAGAGGTGAAATACCTAAAGAAGCTAACCCATACTTTCAAGAGAAATATAAAGAATTAACATTAAATAAGAAAGCTAACGAATTTAAAGCAAACATTTATCAAAGATATGCTGAACAAAATGTTTTAGATAATCCTGACCCACAAGCATTTGAAAAGTTTTATAATGATGAGTTAAAGCTATTTCTTACAGAAAATAATTTAGGTACTTTTGATGCTTTACAATTAGAAAAAGGTTTTTTTAGTGAAACATCTAAAACAAGAAACTCTTTATTTAATACTCATGTTCAATCACAAATGTCTAAAATTGGTGAAGATTATAAAAGAGGTTTTAAAGAAAGTATTCAAGGTAAGTTTGATAAAAATAGAAGTAATGAAGAAATAGGTGCTGACATATCAGCGTTTGTTCAAGATGCAGTAAAAAATGGATTAAGTAAATCTACTGGGCAAAGATATTTATTAGAAAGTTTAAAAGAATATGCTGAAACTACAGGTGACTTAGAATTTGCTGAAAGATTACTTAGAGATTTACCAAATTATTTAAAGCTAGGAACAGACGCATTAGGCAATGTAAAAGGATTACAAAATGATTTTGATGCTATTAAAGAAAGTATTGATACTAGAATTTTACAAAAGGAAAAAGACGATAATACAAAATTACAATTACAAGAAAGTAATGATAAATTACAAGCAAGTGATTTTGCTAATAAGTATGATACTTTTTCTGAAGCAATATTAGACCCAGAATATCAAAATTTCTCAAACAATAGAAAAGCTGAAATATTTAAAGAGTTTGAAGTAAGAGAACAAGGTTTTGATAGTCAAACAGACCCTAGAGTAGAAGAAGACTTTTATAAATTATTAGAAGAAAACAAAATATCTGAAGCAAAAGAATTTTTAAGAAGAAATATTCCTAATATGACTTCTAATAAATATGCTAATCTTAATGATGAATTAAAAGGTTTTGAATTTACAAAAAAAGATGGGTTGTTAGCTTCTGGTTATTATAATTATTGGAAAGACGAAATTGAAAAAATTACCAAATCAACTAACAAAGGTAAATTTGCTCTATCTAAAATTGACCCATTAGAACATAAGAAGTTTGAAGCCAATATGAAAGTTTGGTTAAAAGACAATCAATTAGAAAATTTTAAAAATAATACAGAAAGAAAAGAAGCATTTGAAAAATATGTTAAATCTGAATATGACAAGGTATTTGAAAGAGCAATAAATACTGATGGAGCTTCATTATCAGATGGTGATATTAATGTTGATGGAGAGAGTTCTACACCAACTCTAAAAGATGGTAAGCAAAAGAAAATTAAAGCTAACATAGAAGAATTAACACCTAAAGAACCTGAAGCTAAAAGACCTACTAAAACAAATAGAGGTGGTGCTAATCCTGAAAACAGAGCAGATGACCCAGAACTTAAAATAGATTTAGCTAAAGTAACTATTATTCCAAATGGTTTAAGTAGAGGTCAAAGAGCAAAATTCCTTAGAGAAAATGACAATACTATTTCTCAAGATGAATACGACAGAATTTTCAAAAAACAAAACGATATAAAATTAGCAAAAGGTAATTAATGGCAATAATAGAGAAAACTGCACCTAATGGTCAGATTATAGAATTTGATACAAATGAATTTAGTGAAGAACAAATTCAACAATATTTAGCTTTACCTAAGTTTCAAGAAGAACTACCACAAGCTAATCAACAACAAGAAGATACCAAAACAAGAAATATAGTAACTGACATTGGTTTATCAGCAGTTGATGGTGTTCGAGATGGTGTTCAGGCTTCGGTAGGACTTGTAGAACAATTTGGTGACACTTTAGGAGAAAAGACAGGTTTTTATGGTATTGGTTTTGGAAATGGTGAAGAAGGATTTCAACTTTCTGATTTAAAACCTAATATTATTTCTTACAAAGAAGCACAAGATAAAGGTTTAATTGATGATAAATTAACCTTACCAGATTTTGATAAAGACCCTGAAACTATTGCAGGTGGTATAACAAAAGGAGTTACACAATTCCTTACAGGTTGGTTCACAGGTGGTAGAGCATTAAAAGGTGTTAAAGCTGTAACAGGTACAGGACAGTTAGCTAAAAATGTAGCTAAAGGTGCTGTTGCAGATTTTCAAGCGTTTGACCAAGATAGTGGAAGATTAGCTGACATGGTTAATGAATTTGCACCTGAATTAGAAAATCCAATTATAGATTATTTAGAAAGCGACCAAGATGATACTTGGTATGAAGCAAGATTTAAAAATGCACTAGAAGGTGCAGGAGTAGGTGGTGCTTTAGAAGGAGTATTCAGAGGTTTTAGATGGTACAAAAACAAAAAAGCACAATCTAATGGTCAGACTTATAGTAAAGAACAACTAAAAGCTGATGAAAAATTTTTAGAAGATAATCCTGATTTAGAAATTAAAAGAACAGAAACAGTAGAACCAGTTAGAAAATCAAATGTTTCTGATGAGTTTGCAGATACATACACAGCAAATTTAAAAGGTTTAGAAGATGGTGTTTTTGCATCATTTAAAAAGTTACAAGATGAAAATGTTAAGAATGGTATAAAGTCAAAAGACTTTGATGAATTGTTAGATGATATGAATATCTCTACACAATTTAATATAAAACAATTAGTTGATTTAGATAAAGATGGATTAATTTCTGAAATAGCTTTTGCAAAAACATTTAAGAATTTAGTACGAAGTAAAAAGATTGTTGTCTCAGATGAAATGATTGAGAGACAAGCAAGAAAACTTTATGAAGGTAAACCTGATATTTTAGAAAGTGACATTGCTAGATTAGTTAAAGATTTAAAAAAAGCACCTGAAACTGTTGTAGCTATGAACGCTTATAGAAGTTTCTTAAATGGTGCTTCTAAAAGATTAGCTATGTTAGGTAAAACTGACCCTAGAGCAAAAGAATTATTTAAAAAGACAGCATTAAAGAAATTAAAATTTGTAAATGAAAGTAAAGAATTTATTTCATCACAAATAGCTAGAACTCAAAGATTACAAGCAACATCATTTGGAACTGAAATTAACAAAGCACAAGCAGATTTAATTAAAGAGTTTGAATTGTATGGTGGAGACTTTGATGAGTTTATGCGTAAGTTTGCTTTAACTGGTGAAGCAGATGTAACTAAAATATTAGAGTTTGCAGGTAAAAATAAAACTTGGGATATAGCAAACGAAATATGGATTAACGCACTTTTATCAAATCCAAAAACTCATATTATTAACATGACCTCAAACATGATTAATATGTTCTTAAGACCATTAGAAAAATCAGTAGGTTCACTTACAGGTTATTTAGGTAATTCAGCTAAAGCACAAGCATTAAGAGCAGAAGGCACGAAAGCACTTAGCCAATATGTTGCTATGGGTAGATACCTAAAAGATGCAGTTAAGTATGCAGGTTTAGCTTTAAAGAAAGAAGATGGAATTTTAACTTCTAGAAATAAATTAGATACACCCAAAAAATCTATTCAAAAAAGAAAAATAGTTGATGGTGTAGAAGTTGATGACGACAGTTTTACAGGTGTAGTTGTAAATACAGTTGGTAAAATAGTTAGACAACCTAGTAGATTTCTTACTGCTGAAGATGAATTTTTTAAACAGATACAATACAGAACTCATTTAGAAAGACAGGCATTTAATGAAGCTCTTAAAGCAGGTAAAAGTACAACTAAAATTGTAGGTTATGAATTTAGAAGTAGAAAACCTATTACAGAATTTCAACAATTTGTAGACCAATTCTTTAGAGATGGTTTTGACAAATTTGGTAGAGCAAGTAATAAAAATGCTCTTAAGATGGCAGAAGAAGGTACTTACACAAATGAGTTAACAGGTATTATGAAAAGAATTGGTGACTTAACAAATGAGTTTCCAATTATGAAACAGATTATTCCATTTACCAGAACACCTATGAACTTAATGTTAAATGTTGTCGATAGAACACCATTAGGTTTTATAAGAAAACAATATAGAGATGATTTCTTTGGAAGAAATGGTGCTGAAAGAATGGCACAAGCAAGAGGTCAACTAGCAACTGGATTTGCTTTAACAATGTTAGCAAATAAATTAGTAGCTGAAGGACAGATTACAGGTAGTCAAGGCCAGATTAGAGGTGAGAAAACAACTACTTCAAAAGAATTAAGAGATTTAAAAAAAGGTACAGGAATTATTCCATATTCATTTAGATATTATGATGCAGAAACACAAACTTATAAATATAGAGAGTTTGGAAGATTTGACCCATTTGGTGCTTTTTTAGGACTTGTTGTTGACTTTCATACTTACAGAGACCAACTTGATGAAGAAACTTTAGCAAGAGCAGGTGGTAACCTTATGTTATTACTTGCACAACAAGGTGGTACTGCAAGAGAACATTTAAGTACTGGACAAGGTTTAGGAAACACAATTTCAGCTATTGGTTCTTCTGTATCAAGAAATTTAGTATCTAAGACTTATTTAAAAGGTTTGGCAGACTTTATGGAAGTCTTCACAGATGACAGTCCTGATAAAGTAATGAGATATGCTAAATCAAAAGCAGGTTCATTTGTACCTAACATTTATACAAAATTAATTAACGACCCATTTTACAGAGATACAAAAAATATCTTTGATGAACTTAAAAAAAGAAGCGGTACTGCTGAAGTAGAGTTTAAATACGACTTTAGAGGTAATGCTTTACGAATACAGGGCGATGAGGAAACAAGATTAGTTAATGGTGTTTTTAATCCTTTTGGTGCAACGTCAGAAAAGAAAGACCCAGTAGCAAAAGAGATGTTTAGACTTGGTGTTAATTTACCAAGCATGAAAACAAAACTTAAAGGTGATGTTGATTTAACATTCTTTGTAAATAAAGAAGGTCAAACTGCATACAATAGACAACAAGAATTATTAAGAAAAGTTAGAATAGGTGGTTTATCATTAGACCAAAAATTACAACAAGCAATTAATTCTAGCGGATATAACCAATTAAGTGACCCAAGAGGAGTTGATGAAAACGTCAAAGATATTGGTGGTAAAGCAAAACTACTAAGACGAATTGTAAAAGATTATCATACTGCTGTTGAAGAACTTTTAATTAAGGAAGCTAACAACTTCAAAAGTACAAAAGATGATACTGGTAAGTTCACTTTGCTCAACTCTCTAAGAGCAGTTAACAACAATTTAGAGAAATTTAAGATGGGTATAAATGTAAATCCATCAGATTTAGAAACCCTTTACCAATTTAGTAAATAAAATATATGTCATACTTAGCACAAGTTACCTACACAGGTAATGGTAGTACTACACAGTACTCAATAACTTTTCCTTA